ACTACATGGTCAACGGTAAGCTTAGGAACAACCGCTGATTTGTACCGCGTAAGGTTCTTAAATGGGCAGCTGGTCATCGTTGGTCAAACCGGAACACTAATCACCTCTTCTGATGGCACCTCGTTCACCACCAGAACCACTGGTGTGACAACACAATTAAGGGATGTCACATTTGCAGCTTCTACTTACGTCGCTGTAGGTTTAGGCGGCACCATCATCACATCTACCAATCTTTCTACTTGGACAACCAGAAGTGCTGGTTCGCTTGCTGCTAATAATATTTACGGCGTCACCTATGCCGGGTATCGATTCATAGCTGTCGCTACCGCTGGAGAAACGGCTTATTCCAGTGATGGCACTACTTGGACTACCGGTGCTGGGGCTGGCGGAACACCACCGTTGTACTGCGTCGCGTATGGAAACGACATCGTGGTCGCTGGTAATGGCGATGGTGATTTATATTTGTCGGATATGAGATATTGGTATTGGGCAATCGCTTAAAGGACTAACATGGAAATCAGAATTCGTGAAACTGGTGCAGTAGTCACCGACCGGGAGTTTCGGCAGTTGCACCCGAATACCAGTTTCCCTCCGGCGCTGACCGAATCGTTGTTGAACGATTTCGGGTCTGATATCGTGTTTTCAGCGCCAGCACCTACGGTTGGTCGGTATCAAGTATCTTACCGCGATGGTGCAGAATTAATAGACGGTAAGTGGTACGCCAAGTACTCGGTCGCAGATTTGGATGCTGAAGCTCAAGCGGCAACAGATGCGACACAAGCGGCATCGGTTCGGGCGACTCGTAATGCACGGTTGAAAGATTCAGACTGGTCGCAAGGCAAAGATATACCTGATGCGATTTCCACAGTCTGGGCGATCTACCGCCAGGCGTTGCGGGATCTTCCAGAACAGTCTGGCTTTCCGTGGGATATTAACTGGCCTTCTCAGCCGGATTTTGTTTAGGCGTGGTAATACAATTTAAAGGTACAAATTATGGCAAGCACATACAGCAGCCTAAAGATTGAACTGATTGGTACGGGCGACCAGTCTGGTACGTGGGGCGTCACGACAAATAATAACCTTCAATACGCTATTGAAGAGGCAATTACTGGAACTGCTGATGTTGCGTTTGCTAGCGGCGATGTCACTCTCACGCTTTCAAACTCTAATCTAAGTCAGACCGCTAGAAACCTGCGGCTCAATCTGACTGGCACTTCCGGCGGCGCACGAAACCTAATTGTTCCGGCGATTGAAAAGCAGTACATCATCAATAACGGGTTGGCAGATGCTGTTACTGTAAAGAACTCTACTGGCACGGGAGTAGTTATTCCTGCTGGCAAAACTGCGGTTGTTTTCAATAACGCCACAAACGTACTGCCGGTCAGCACGGCAATCCCTGTAACTAGCACATTAACTTTTTCACTGCCGACTTCTGATGGCATAGCAGGCAAGCCAGTTGTTACTGATGGAGCTGGTAATCTTTCCTTCCCAGCTAATGGTGCGTTTGTTATTACTGGAGAACGTGAGCTGGCGGTAAGTCTTGGCTCTAGTAATACAGCGGCTATTGATCTTAGTCTCGGCAATTATTTTTATAAAACTGTTACTGCCAATACGACGATTACTGTTTCCAACGTGCCGGCCAACTTGGTTGCGCAAACGTTTGTGCTTGAGCTTACAAACGGCGCCTCTTGGTCTATAGAATATTTTGCAAACCTAACCTTCCCTGGAGGTCAGGCGCCAACCTTATCCACGGGACGAGATGTTTTGGCTTTCTTCACGCGGGACGGGGGTTCAACTTGGAGCGGGTTTACAGTTGGTCTAAATATGCTGGGGCCATAATATGAGCGCCAAAGACATCGTTATGGCTGCTGCTGGCAGTGGGCAAGGGGTTACGGCTATCCGTTACGTTGGCGGAAAGACCGTTTCCATTGCAACTACTAGCACTACTACAATTTCGTTGACAGACTTAACTGGTGGATTAAGCGCTCAGCCAGCAGAAGGCGATGTTGTTTTGGTGTTTTATGCAATCGGCTCTTCTGGCGCAACCAATCGAGGTCCAACTGTAACAACAGCAGGGTATACAAATTTAGCCAATCTGTTTTCAAATGATACGTATGAGACATCGTTCTCCTGCAATTACAAACAGATGGGCGCAACCCCAGATACATCTGTCGTAGTGAGTGCAACAACAAGCGCAAGCTATGGTGGAGCAATTGCAATACAAGTTTACCGTTATTGCGACAGTCTATTCCCTATTCAGGCGCCTGCTAATACTGCTACTTATTTAAATACTGTTCGGCCTACACCGCCAACAATTACGCCCTGGGCAATTCAATCCGTTGCGGTTCTTGCGGGGGCTGGCGCACATAACGGAGGAAATGTATCTTTTTCAACAACCGGGCTGACAAGTTTTATTAGTACGGGAAGCCCCAATGTTTCGGCGGACGTATCTGTTGGTGCTGGGTTTAGAGTTATTAATAGCGGCAGTTATTCCGCAAATCAATTTACGTTTCCGCAAACAGATGCAACTGCATTTTCTGCCGCTGGAATTAGCGTTGGATTAAAACCAAAACCTGACACGGTTGTTCCAACATTTGTTTCTTATCGTGCAGCTGGTAGTGCGTCTGGTGCAACAATTGCACTAGTTGCTCCAGTAGATATTCAAGAAAATGATTTGTTGTTGTTGACAATCTCTTGCCAAACATCGGCGCAGACTATTGTTTCTGTGCCGTCGGGGTTTGTGCTTGTCAGATCAGATGGAAATGCTGGGGATTCTATAACTTACACATACAGAAAAACAGCAACCGCAAGTGAGCCTACATCGTATTCAATAACGCAGAGTTCTTCTTCATCGCGTTTTTCTTGCGTTATGTCTGTGTTTAGAAATGCAACAACAATAAATACGCAAGGAACTGCGCAGTCTACAGCTGTGTCAACTCAAAAAGCCCTGGGAATAACTCCTACGGTGGGTGGTTTGTCATTGGCAATTTATATGTCTGATGGAGAGCCTGCGCTTAGCACTGCTCCAGCCAATATGACGGCGCTTGTAGTGTTTGGCGGTACAGGGGCTGCATGTTCGCAGTTTATATATTCAGCGCCGGCTGGCCCGTATTTTAAGACAGTTGACAGAAGTATTTCAGTATCTTCATCAACTTATCTTACGGCGTTCCAGCTTCAACTTACTCAGCAATAAGGATTAATCATGTACGCAAAGATTAAGAACGGGGTTGTCGAAAAATTTCCGTATTCAATCGACGATCTTCGGAAAGATCACAGCAATACCTCTTTGCCACGCAATATTCCTGATGAGTGGTTGCCTAATCTTGGAATGGTGCCGGTGCATAACACGCAGTTTCCTAGCGTTGATCACACTAAGAACGTAGTGGAAGGAACTCCAGTATTTAATGAAGCCGCTCAAAGATGGGAGCGGGTATGGAATGTTACTGATGCCACAGCCCAAGAAATTGCCGAGCGCGTTGCAAGACAGACGACGGAAATTAGAACTGAGCGTAACCAAAAAATGGCAGAAAGTGATTGGACTCAAGCGGCTGATGCAGGCACTCGGTGTGATCAAGCGGCATGGGCGGCTTACCGTCAGCAACTAGCGGACATTACAGAGCAGCCAGGGTTCCCGTGGGAAGTTACTTGGCCTTCTAAGCCGGAGTAAAAAATTGACCCGCTTACATTATTAGCGGCAGCAAATGCGGCAGTCGCAGCAGTCCGCAAGGGCTGCGAGTTGTACAAAGAAATTAAGAGCGTTGCCGGAGAGGCAAAAGATGTCATTGATGATCTGAAGCAGCAGTATGACAAGATCGTTGATCCTACTCCGGCGCAGAAGCAGCAGTATCACGCAGAAGTTCAGCGTGTGCAGGAGGTAGCCAAGACTGATCCTAACGATGTCTTCACCAACATTGGTAATCAGTTGGGTGCGCTGATGGACTCGTACGACGCAATCAGTAAGTTGTTCCTAAAGGAGCAGTTAGAAGCCAAGCAGGTCTACAAGGGTGAAGAGAGTATAGGTAGGCGGGCGTTGAAGCGGATACTGATTACAGCGAGATTAGATGCCATGCTGGTAGAGATACGCGAAACCATGACGTATCAAGCGCCGCCAGAATTGGGCGCACTTTGGAGTAAGTTTGAAGAGATGTGGCAGCGCATAGTTGCCGAGCAAGAGGAAGCACACGCAGAAGAACTTAGACTGGCACAGATTGCATCATGGCGACGCAGAAAAAGAATAGCGGAGGTCAAGTCAAAGGTGGCGTGGGTTTCAGCAGTAATTTTCATAGGAATTTGGGCGGCGGGTCTAATGTGGCTGGTAACGAAAAGCGCGACGATGAAAATGTCCCTTGGTCACTGATCGTTGTAGTGATGGCGGTGTTGTTGATGTTTTTCATCATAATGCCCGTATTAATGTTCATGTACTGGGATATGTTCCACGCCACGAATGCTGCGGTTCGCGAGGTTAAAAAGATGCAAGAGCTTCGCAAAGAGATACAGATTGAACGGATGTACGGTAAATAAGGAGCAATCATGCTGACGCTTATCTCAACAATTGGTGGCTACATAGTCGCCCTTTTCCCAAGACTGTTTGACATGTTGCAGGATCGTGCGGACAAGAAGCACGAACTAGACATCCTGCACATGCAGATGCGCCAGCAGTTAGCGCTGACAGACAAGGGCTACTCTCCGTCAGACAAGACCGAGGAAGTCCGCGAGAACGACGAGCAGGATCATCAGCAGTACATGGCTCAGATTGGCGCTATCTACAACAACCAAGAGAAGCTGCTGGAGTCTTCTTCCCAGTGGGTCAAGGATATGACGGCGGCTACCCGCCCGTTCGTGACGTTTATCTTCGTGCTTGAGCTGGTGCTGATTAACCTGCTGACCATGCTGTGGATCTTCATGCACGGCGACAAGGTGACATCAATCGGTGAGCTGATTCAGATCATGGAGATCGTATTTGACGCGGACGAGATGGCGCTGCTGGGTACGATCATCGCTATGTGGTTTGGTTCCCGTGGTAACTCGAAGGCTGGCAAATGAAGCTGCCGGTTGCCACAATTGCAATGATCAAGCACCACGAGGGTGTGAGATATAAGCCGTATAGATGTCCGGCTAAGTTGTGGACCATCGGGGTAGGGCATGTGCTGTACCCCGAGCAGGGAAAGATGCCGGTAGATCAACGTGACAGGTTTGCTTTGAAAGCGGAGGACACCCGTGTATTTAGCAAAGAGGAAGTTGATAAGATCCTTGAGAAAGACCTACAGCGGTTTGTCGCTGGCGTTCTTCGTTACTGTCCTGATCATCTTAACGAAAATCGCCTGGGAGCGTTGGTTTCTTTTGCGTTCAATGTTGGGCTAGGCACCCTCCAGAGATCCACTCTCCGGCAGAAGCACAACCGGGGTGACTTTGAAGGTGCGAAGCAGGAGTTCCTGAAGTTCACTAAGGGCGGTGGCAAGGTTTTGCCGGGTCTGGTGAAGCGCCGAAACGATGAAATAGCCCTGTATTTTGCGGAGCCGAAATGAATCCTTGGATGATACTTGGCGCTGTTCTTGCCATTGGCGCGGCGGCAGTAGGGGGATATCATACGGGCAGGGATAGTGGCATGGCAGAGGTGCAGCAAGCCTGGGACAAAGAGAAAACAGCCCAGTATGCGCAGTATGCCAAGGCCATGGAAGAATCCGTTGAGATACAGCAGCAGCTCCAGATGGGGGCAGACAAGTTAAGACAGGAGAAGGATCGTGAGATTCGGGATATTACTGCTAGGAATACCGCTCTTGCTAACAGCCTGCGCGACCGCCAAAGTCGCTCCACCCCCAATCCAAGTCCCGTGTCCGGTGCCGCCAGCCCTGGACCAAGTGCCTGTACCGGAAAAGAGCTTTACCGAGAGGATGGCGAATTTCTTGTCCGGCTCGCTAGAGAAGCCGACGAACTCCGAGCAGCCCTCAAGCAGTGCTACAAACAATACGAATCGGTGAGATGAAATGCCACTACAGCAACTACAGTTTCGTCCGGGGATAAACAGGGAAGGCACAACACTTGCCAACGAAGGTGGTTGGTTTGAGTGTAATAAAGTCCGATTCCGTTCCGGCTATCCCGAAAAGATTGGCGGCTGGGCGCCTATTACTAACCAGACGTTTAGTGGTATCTGCCGCTCATTGTGGAACTGGGTTACGTTAAAGGGGAACAACCTTCTTGGCGTTGGTACAAACGAAAAGTTTTACATAGAAAACGGTGGTAGTTTTTATGACGCCACCCCTTATCGTTTGTTCATAAACTCTGGCACGGCAACTAATCCGTTCCGTATTACTGGCGGCAGCAACGTTGTTACAGTAGTGATTACAGACCACAGCGTGGTTGCAGGCGATATGGTGACGTTTGCCAACGCTACTACAGTTGGAAGTATTAACGCCAGTTTTTTAAACGGCACGTTCTATGCTACTTCGGTAACTAATGCCAACGCGTTTACGATTACCGTAGGTACAACAGCAACTGAAACTGGAACGCTAGGAAGCAATCCGTTTGCAACAACAAATGGATCCTCTAATGTAACGGTTACAGATGTAGCGCATGGAATGATTGCCAACAACAGTGTTAGTTTTTCTGGTGTTGTTGGAGTATCTGGCACGTTAGGAACAAACCCGTTTGCTACAACTAGCGGTTCTCAAATTGTTACCGTTACATCAACGGCGCATGGTTTAAGCAATACGTTTACGGTGTCATTTACTGGTGCCACTGCGGTTGCTGGCATTCCGGCTGGCGACTTTAATACTACTCACACAATCTCTAACGTTACTGCAAACACCTACACAATTATTACAAACACTGCTGCTAACGCTACGACAACTGGCGGTGGAGCTGCGGTTGTTTATACCTATCCTTACATCGGCGGCATCCCCATAGGCCAGCTAAATGCGCTGCACACAATTGCGTCGGTTACTAATGCCAACGCGTACGTCATTACTGTGGCTGCAACAGCAACCGCTAACACAACTGGTGGCGGATCAAACGTCACATATACCTATTCCAACATCGCTGGTGGCGGTAATGTCACCTATGACTTTTATGAGTTTCAGCAAAGACTGATTAACCCTTTTGCTACTACCAGCGGAAGCAGCATAGTTACTGTAACGGACGTTGATCATGGTGCAACTAACAACTCGTACGTTACTTTCTCGGGTGCGTCAGAAGTTGCTGGTCTAACTTTAAACGGCACATATCAAATTACGTATATTGATTCAAATACGTACACCATTGATGCTGGAAGCAATGCTAACGCCACAACAACTGGTGGTGGCACTGTGGTTGCCGAATATCAGATCAACATAGGCCTACCTATTTACACCACGTCCGTTGGTTGGGGATCTGGAACATGGGGTGGCTTCAGCTTTAACGCTACTGTTGACTATCTGAACGGCGGCATTAATGCGGCAGTAACAACTATTACAGTAGATTCAACAACAGGCTTTTCAGCAACTGGCACTATCCTAATTGATTCTGAATTAATTACTTATACCGGGCTTACTGGCACTACATTTACTGGATGTACTCGTGGGGTCAATGGTACTGTTGCAGCTTCTCATAGCAATAATGCTGTTGTATACGCGGCGGGAGATTTTAATGGCTGGGGTCAAGATGCGACCAATGCAGGTGGCTTGCAGCTAAGATTGTGGAGTCAAGCCAACTACGGCGAGTATTTATTAATTAATCCTCGCAATGAGGGAATTTATTTATGGGTGCCAACTTATAACGCTTCCAATCAACTTGATATTTCTGCCACAGATAGTGAGCTTCTTTCGCCTTACAACACCGGCATATACCAAACAGACAACAACTGCCCATCAATATCAACATTGGTAATGGTGTCAGACAGTTCGCGTTTTGTGATTTCTTTTGGCTGTAATGACTACGGATCTACTGACCAAAACCCGCTGTTGGTGCGCTGGTCGGATCAAGAAAATTATCAAGTATGGACGCCGGCAATAACAAACCAAGCCGGCAGCCAGCAGCTAAGTAGCGGGTCATTTATTGTTACCGCAGTACAAACCAGACAGGAGATCTTGGTATTTACTGATGCTTCTGTGTGGTCGATGAAATACATCGGGCCGCCGTACGTATGGGGCTTTGATATTTTGTCGCACAACATTTCTATCATTAGCCCCAACGCTGTTGCTGCGGCAAACAACATCGTGTACTGGATGGGTGTTGACAAGTTCTATGTGTACACCGGGCGAGTGGAAACCTTGCCATCTTCGCTGCGTCAGTATGTGTACAACGACATTAACTTAGAGCAAGCATATCAATTCTTTGCCGGGTCAAATGAAGGGTATAGCGAGATCTGGTGGTTCTATTGCTCAGCTAACTCTACTGTTGTGGATCGCTATGTGATCTACAACTACCTGGATAAAGTCTGGTACTACGGCACTTTGGAACGCAGTGCGTGGTTGGATTCGCCGCTGCGGGAGTATCCAATGGCGGCTACTTACAACAATTCTCTTGTTTACCATGAGAATGGGTGTGACAGCGTTGAGCTATCTGGCGAGGTTGTACCTATTGAGGCGTATGTGCAGTCTTCAGATTTTGATATCGGAGATGGGCATAACTTTGGTTTTGTATGGCGCATCATTCCAGACATTACGTTTGATGGTTCGACTACACCAGATCCGAATAAACCGCAGGTAACGTTTACCGTTCGTCCGCGACAGAACCCTGGTGCTGCTTACGGTACTGGTGCTACGCCGACAGTTGAGTCTGCTCAATCGTATGCAAATCAAAGAGCTTATACGGTTCAAGAGTTTACGGAGATTGTTTACACAAGAGTTCGTGGTAGGCAGATGGCGTTCAAAATAAGTTCTAACACAATTGGTACTCAATGGCAGTTGGGCGTTCCAAGAATTGATGTGCGCAGTGACGGCAGACGTTGATGGCAAATATCCCCAACAAACTTATTCCAATTAAATCGCCAGTGCTGCCGCTGGCGCCAACGGATTACGCACGTCAGTATCAGGATCAATTAAATAGCATCCAGCGTATTTACTACACTCAAATTGATAACTTAACTGGCGCGTTACTGACCAATACTGGAGGTAGGTTTTTAGGTTTTCCGCATGGGTCTTTCTACGACACGACAACCCAGAGTGACGGTGTAGATACCCCTAATGCAGTCCAATTAAACTCATCAACATTGGTTGATACGTTTGGGATAACGGTAGAAAACAACACAAGCAGTAATCCAACTAGAGTAACGACTGAGTTTCCCGGTATCTACAATATTCAATTTAGTTTACAACTTGAAAACCAAGATAACGCACAGCATGATGTTTACATTTGGCTAAAATATAACGGCACAGATGTTATAAACACAGCAACCAGCGTGACTGTGCCTGCTAGAAAATCGGCTGGGGTGTATGGCTATGCTGTGGCGGCGTGGAACTTTTTTCAAGAAATGCAGGGTGGGGATTACTTTGAATTAATGTGGGCAACTAACACTACGCAAATATCAATTCCGTATTTGGGTGCGCAAACTTCCCCATACCCAAGACCCGCAATTCCCTCTGTAATCCTTACTGTTTCTTTTGTTTCCGCGATACCCGCGTGATACTATTGACAAAATTCTCTAAAGGTGCGCTATGAGCCTCCATCACTTAGCTAATCAACTTCAAAGCGCCGGTAGAAATGGCGATTCCATGCTTGTCCACATGACGCCTGGAGAAGTGGGAGGCTTGCAAGCTTTAGCTATGGCAAACGGCGGCAGCCTGACAATCAATCCAAAGACTGGTTTGCCGGAAGCATTTTTCCTAGCAGCATTACTGCCAACAATTGCTGGTATGGGGTTGAAAGCTGCCGGCATGAGCGCATTAGGATCGGCTTTGACTGTTGGCGCAGTTAGCACACTAACATCAGGCAGTCTCAGTAAAGGCTTGATGGCAGGTCTTGGCGCATTTGGTGGCGCTGGATTTGGTGGTGCGTTAGCGGCCAAAGGAGCAGCAGCGGCAGCTCCAACTGTAGCGGGCGCAGCGCCTGGCTTGGCAAGTGGCGCACTTAATCAAATGCAGGCGGGCATTTTGTCATCGCCAATAATGAAGGCAGGAACTAATTTAGCAGCTGCTCCATCCGGGATAATGTCCACAGCAACCATGGGCGGAAATGCTTTGTTGCCTGCTGGTGCAGGGCCGATGAATTTAGCAGCAGCACCCATGAGCAGCCCGCTAACAGTGCCTGTTTCTCAGCCATCATTTAGTTCTGAATTAGCTAACATGGGGCGCGGATTTAAGAAGGTTATTTCCGACCCCAAAGAGATTGTAAAGTTTGCAGAAGACAATCCGCTGGAATCGCTCTCTGTACTAAATGCTGTGTCCCAGGCTACGCGCAGAAGAGGCGCTGGCCCTAGAGATGAAGATGTGCAGCCGTTGGAGAAGTACCGTTATGAATACGATCGGCGCCCAGTAGGTGTAGCATCGTCTCGCTCTTCCGAGCGTGACTACTTCCCGAACGCTCGATATGTACCCACAGGCGAATTCTATGCAGGTGGTGGTTTGATGGCGCTGGCAAGCGGCGGCCCAGTTGAGGAGATGTCACGTCTAAATACAATCGGCGCCAACACCGGCTACCCGATGGCCAATCAGATGTCATCCACGTATGCCAGCCCGGCAGAGCGTCCGATCTCAGAGAACATCATTCATCCTCAAGGGGATGCAAACATAGATCCATACACAGGGGCAGAGAAGTTTGCTGATGGTGGATATACCCGCTACACCGGCGATCGCCCACTGGATCAGTATAAAGACGATTATTACTACGTGCCGGGAACATCGGCAGGATCCGGTTATCACATGTACCGTGATAGCGAACAGGGTGGCGGCAGTTCTGGCAGCGGCGGCTCTAGCAAAATTAATTTCTTTGATCCAAGTTACTACGATCCAAAGACCGGCATGTATGGGGAGCAATCAAATGCTCCAAAAGCGCTATCAACTAAAGCAATAGATCAGACGCGAGAAACCCTCAACCCGCTTTATCAAAAATACTTTGGGCGGGATATTGATCCAGAGGGATTGGCTGCATACACATCAAAGCAGTTCTCCCCTGCCGAGTTGGATAAGATCTTTACCGGTTCCGAAGAATACAAACCAATTGCGGCGGCAAAAGCAGCAGCAGAAAAAGAGGCTAGCTATGCCACGCCCGAACAAGCAGCAGACGCCTACCAACGCATAATGGGCCGCACTCCAGATCTTGCTGGTCTTGAGTACTACACTAAAACAAATCGTATGACTCCAGAGGAAATGGAAAAGTCGTTGCGCGGTTCTGATGAGTACTTTAAGAACTTAGCTAAGCCGTTTGTGCCAGCAATTACGTATGGTGATAATGGCATGGCTTCTATAGAGGGTGCGCCGAAATATGATCCGTCACAGTATGGGTTTGCGGCGGGTGGGGGCATATCTGACCTAGGCGCTTATTCTGACGGTGGCAGACTATTGAAAGGGCCGGGCGATGGAGTATCTGATTCTATCCCTGCTGTCATTGGCGAGCGTCAGCCTGCTCGTCTTGCTGATGGTGAGTTTGTGATTCCTGCCCGTATCGTGTCTGAGCTGGGCAACGGATCTACTGATGCCGGCGCTCGTAAGCTGTACGCGATGATGGAAAGAATCCAGAGCGCCCGTAAGAAGTCTGTCGGCAAAGGTAGGGTTGCAGCTAATACCAAGTCTGAGAAGTACTTGCCTGCATGAATGAACCCTTAAAATTAGAGTGGTTTGGTGGCAATGAAGAGGCGTTGGCATTTTGCTACATGCTTAGAGATTTGTCGCATACATGGGACGATCTGATTGACAAGGATAGGGAAGTATCAGATCAGGCCATAAACAATGCCTTTTCTATTTGCTTGATATACATGCCGATGAACAGGTTCTACCAAGCAATTCAGCCTGCAATATTGCCGATGTGGGTTACTGTTGTATCCGCGTACCAAACGGCAAACAAGTTTGAAAAAGATAAAGATGAGCATGGTGTGGAAATAGCACATGGTCTTAGGTATGCCACAGGGCATATCATTGCCTACGCTATGCACGTATGCGTAGGTCCAGAAAAAGCGGCTGAGTATTTGCCTGAAGCGTGGAAACAGATCATGTGTGAACGATATGACGAATATCGTAAGGAGCATCTAAATGTTTAATTTGTTCAAGCTTTTATTTAACCCATCGTGGTTTACTTTTCATACCATGCCAGAACCTGGCGGTGGGCAGCCGACCTCGCAGACAGTATCTCAGCTGAGCTATGGCCCGGAGTTACAGCCATTTGCTACTGAGTTGATGAAGCGGGTGGGGGCGCAAGTTAGTCAGCCATACGAAAAATATCAGTATGACCGTATTGCTGGGTTTGACCCTATGCAGCTGCAAGCCCAACAGGCTGCGGCAAACATGCGTGTGTCTCCGTATATCGGGCAGTCGGCAGGCATAGCTGGCGGTGTTGCTAATCGCGCTATGAATATGAACTACGACCCAACGCGGTTTCGAGAGGAGCGCGTCTCTACGGGGCAGTTTACCGATCCTGGTGTGGCTGGTAGGTACATGTCACCCTACATGCAGAATGTAGTGGATATTGGTAAAAGAGAAGCTGCACGACAAGATGAGATTGCTGGCACTCGCCGCGCCGCAGAGGCAGTAGGCGCTGGTGCTTTTGGCGGATCGCGTCAGGCGATTATGGAAGCGGAAGCCAACCGTAACCTGATGCAGCAGATGGGTGACATTCAGGCTAGAGGATCTCAGGCTGCGTATGAGCAGGCAGCATCACAGTTCCAGACGGATCAAGCTCGTAGGTTGCAGGCGGCTATGGCCAACCAAGCCAAGAATCTTGAGGCGCAGCAACTGTCTGAGCAGTCGCGTCAGTTTGGCGCTGATCTAGGTTTGCGTGGATTACAGACGGCGTTGCAAGGATCGAATCAGCTTGGACAGTTAGCCGGCACACAGTTTGGTCAGGCCAAAGATATTATTGGTATGCAAGGTGCTGCGGGTGCGGAAAGACAGCAGCAGTTGCAGCGTAAATACACGCAAGATTACCAAGACTTCCTGAATCAAAAACAGTACCCACTCCAGCAGCTTCAGTTTGCAAATGAGATGTTGCGCGGTATGCCGATGCAGTCTATTGAGAAGATGTATCGAGCAGATCCAGATGCGGCGGCGCAAATTATGGGGCTGTTTAGCATGTACCAGGGCGGGAAAAAAGCAGGATATTTTGCTGACGGCGGTCTGACAGACTTAGCGCTGTACAACATGACGAGGTAAGAAATGGCAATCCCCGGCATTCAAGAGATACAGGCGCTGGCAACTAAGTACAGCAAGCCTCAGTTGCAGAAGATGGCGCAGATGGGTCTAGTAGATCCCACCAAGGCTGTGATGGCCGGGATGATGATCGACCGTATCCAGCAGCAGAACATGCAGCCTCCGCAGCAGACGGTGGCAGAAGAGGTTATGGGTGCGCCTCCCCCTCCTCCCCCTATGGCTGGCGGCGCTCCTGAAGGCGCCCCTCCTCCTGGTGGTATTGCTGGACTACCTTCTAACCTTCCTCCGCAGATGGCGGGCGGCGGGATAGTTGCGTTTGCTGACGGTGGGGATACTGAGAGTTATGCAGGCGGTGGTGCTGTTGGCTATGCCGATCGTGGGCTGGTGCAAGGCGATCCAGGGATTATTAAATACGTTGATCCTAACTGGGAAAGCAGCAAATCGTTCAAACGCAACTACACCAATGACGATAAGTTTGCCATTCTTGCAGAGCAGCTAGCGCAGCTAACAGCAGCAGAACGTCAGGCGCAGGGTGTTGACAAGATTCGTATCCAAAAAGATATTGCTGAGTTGCAATCCACTATGCGTGGTATCAAAGCAGGTCCAGCGGCAAGAAGTTTAGTAGACCAGATCCCATTACCTTCAGCCGGTGCGGCAGAGCCGCCTCGTAGTGTTGCTCCAAGTGCCGCGAAAACATCTACGTTGCCAGATGAGCCTGTGTACACACCAGAAGGTGTGTTGTTGTCTGGTGAGGCGCCTACGGAAGCGGCTGTTAGAAAAGCTCCGCCTGGCCAACCGTATGAGCCTAGTTTGATTCGTGACATCTTGGAAGGCAGACCAAACGTACAGATTGCCCCTCCACGGAAAGAGGAGAAAAAGGCAGAGCCTGCTCCGGCTCCGTTAGCGCCTGAAACTAAACCCGCAGAGAAAGAAGCGGCAAAGGTAGAGAAGGCTGAGATGGGGCCGCCCAAGCCAGATATGATTTCGGCGTTGCGCAACATTGGCATTGCCGAGCCAGAAGCATTGACACCAGAAAAGGCGCTGGCAGAGCAAGATAGGATATACACGCAGCTGGGTGTAGATAAAGACTTGTTCTCAAAGATCCGTAAAGACTACGAAGGTCGGCGCGGCAAGTTTGCAGACCGCGCAGAAAAGGCTGCTGGCCATGCACTGATGATGTTTGGTGCTGGTCTGATGGGCGCGAGAAAAGGTGAGCTGTTCTCAACGGCAAGTAAGGCGGCACAACAGTCCCTGATGATGTACATGTCATCGATGGATAAGCTTGCTGAGCAAGATGACAAAATGGATCAGTCTTTGCGTGAGTTGACGGTTGCTGAAGATCAGTACAAACGCACTCGTGCAGATTCCGCGCTTGCTCGTGTACAGAAACAGCAAGAGAAGATTGATGCCATCCGTCTTGAGAATGCCAAGCTGGAAATGACTGCGCAATCAGAAGCGGCTAAGTATGTGCTTAAGGAAATGGAAATTAAAAACCCAGCACAACTAACAACAATTAAAGCCCTAGCTTATGAAAGCGGCAAGAGTCCGATGGAAGTTTTCATGATGGCTCAAGGCATTGCTAAAACTGGTGGCTTAACGCTTAATCAAGCGCTCGAGGCTGTGCAGCGCAATACTCAATTCATGGGCAAGACACCTGGCGAACAAATGCAAGAAGCTCAACGCATGGTTGGCGCTAGTGGCGGCGGCGGTTCCTCGCTGAGTGTAGGTCAAGTGGTTGACGGCTATAAGTACAAAGGCGGCGATCCTAATTCACAGGGCAGTTGGGAAAAAGTTAAATAATTGGAGTGGCTATGCCTCAACCATGGGAACAAGATTGGTCTGGTCAGGGTGGTGGCGCTCCGTGGGAACGTCGATGGGATATAGCCAAGCCGGAAGTTAGCAAAGAACGCACCTTCGGGGAGGCGGCTACTGACATCTATGCAGGATTGAAAGGTGGGGTTGGATCATTACTCCAGCTGCCATCTCAGCTTGCGGGCGTAGTCGGCGGTGAGTATGAGAAGCCGGGTGAAGAGACTGGCTTAGCTGCTATTGGCAAGGAATTCCGTACAGAAGCAGAGGCCATGAAGTCTCCGGGGTTGAAAGCCCGTGAGGCTGATCGTGCGGCCAAAGTTGCGGAGGCAGAGAAGAAAGGACAGCTGGATGCCTTCTTCACCGCCTTTTCTACGACTATCAAAGATCCTGCTCTGCTGACCAACTTCCTAGCAGAGCAAGCGCCACAGCTAATCCCATCTCTAGGTGCTGCCAGACTGATTGCCCCGCTGGCCGGCACAACAGCTGCGGTCAGGGCTGCTGTGGGTACAGGCGCAGTCCAGCAGGGTGCGGACATTGCAGCAGGCACGTACGAGCAGGTCTACAAAGAACTCATCAAGCAAGGCGTATCCGAGACAGAGGCGGCTGGGCAGGCGCTGGGATTGGCACGTCTTAACGGTGTGGGCGCTACAGGATTATCGATACTTTCACAGCGTCTGCCGGGTGCGCGGGCGTTGGAAGAAGCATTTGCTGGTAAGCCAGGTCAGCTTGGCCGCATCCTTGGTGGCGCTAAAGCTGCTGCTGGTGAGTCGGTCAGTGAGGTTGTGGAAGAAACACCAGCTAGATTCCTCCAGAACCTTGCTATGGCGCAGGTAGCGCCGGAGACATCTCTGACAGCGGGGCTAGGAGAGACAGCTGCTATGGCTGCGCTCGGCGGTGCTGGGCTGGGTGGTGGAGTTGGTCTGCTGCAACGTCAGGCACCTAGAGAAGAAGCGCCTCCAGCAACCAATATCCCATCACAGTTTGCGCCAACATCAGAGCCAGAGCCGCCAAGAACACAGTTGCCGCCCGAGCCAACGCCTGGGGCGGAATTGCCCCCTGAGTTGCCTCCAGAAGTGGAACCGCCAGCCCCACCAGTGGAAACATTACCACCGGAAGGGCCGCCACCACCGCCTGCTCCAGCATTTGCGCCGCCGTCAGACGAAACAGTTGAAGCGATGCGTAACTACTGGCAGGGCAGACCAGAAGATTTTGGTTTGTCATTTGGTGCTATCCAGAACCGCGATCGTTCTAAGCCGGCATCTATTCAACAGATGACCAGCATTTCGGCAGAGCCAGACTACAACCGTCTGTCCGTGTCCAAAGACTTTGGCGCTGGCGCTCCTGTAGTAATTAGCGATACCGAACTAGCTTCGCAACTTCTTGGGCGTGTAGATGTGGTGTCGGCATCTGACGGCACGAAGATTCCAGTGCAATATGCAGTCATTGATGCTGGCGCTATTACGCCTAGTAACCGCGCAGACGGAACACCAATT